TACGGAGTATATAGAAATACCAGTGTCTTTGGCCCAGTTAGAGTAAATGTTTAATTCGTCGTTGGCTCCTTCGACTTCGGGTGTTGTCGCTCTACCTACAGTGATGGTATTTAAACTAGAGTTACCACGAAATAAAACGTCATCTAATGTGTCTTCTCCGCTGACTGCGGCAACTGAAGTTAATACAAATTTAGAGTTTGGTGCATCCCAGGAAATAACTTGACCACCTGTTGGATTTCCTAGTTCAAATTCTAAACCATCAATCGCTGGGTTTCCAATTCTAATACCATTACTGTCCACTGGGCCCGTTAAACTTCCTGCCACAGTACCTCTTAGGCCACCAGATAACACAGTAGCATTGATAGTACCGGTAATGTTGATAGCACCTGTGCCAAATATAGTTTTACCGTTGAGACTTAGGTTACCTCCCAGTGCTGGAGTTTCATCTTCTACAACAGACAAAATGCCGTCACCAACAGTAGATTCGTCAAATGCAGAACCAGCCGATCCTCCATCTATATCACCTCCAAGACCTACGCCTCCACCACCGACACCCTCTGAGTAAATTTTTTCCAACATCTCATCGATTTTTCTCAATGACTCTGTGTTTTGTTCTCTTTGTATTGGGCGCACCAACATAAAACCTTCGCCATTGGTCAATTCTAATTCAACTCCGTTGAGAGTTGTTGAAACTTTAAATTCATTAGAATCGATAATTTCTTTAATATAATAAACAGTGTTGGCCACAACGCCGCCGAAAATAAAACCATTTCCTTCATTGACGAACTTTATAAGTTGACCTACTCTAAGATTGGCAGTTTCGCCTTCTAAAATATTAGTATCTGTATTGGTTCGAAAAACAGCAGTTCCTAGACCTAGAAATAACGGTTGATAACTCATGTGTAGTCCTCATTTTCTAATATTTATCGATTTTACAGTCAAAAAAATACCCGCCGAAGCGGGTAAAGTTTATAGTTTATTCGTCGTCCCAAGGCACAGGAATCCATCCTAACTTCAATAAGTCTGCTTCTATTTCTTCTGTAATTACGCTTTCAGGTACAAATTTCATTCGAGCCATGTACTCTTCGCCTTCTTTTACATCGTAGGTAGCAAGCCCGCCCATGCCACTGCAATACCAATCGATATAGTCGCCTTGTTGACGCATGTCAGCAATGATCCCGCCAGCGGCACGCCACGAAGCACTCCATAGATCCTTGTCAGGGTCTTGACGTAGATATGGAACTAACTCTTTGCGTACAAAACGCATATTGCACATGGCCGCATACAGATTCTGTGCATACGATTTACTAGCACGAACTTTGTCAAGAATCCAGTCTGTGGTTAGTAGGTCGTATTCCATGTTGTTTACACGCCGTGAAAGGTCGTCGAACTTGTGCTTATGCTCGTCGAGTATTTTCTCAAACAAGTCGAGATAATCTTCGTTTATAGGCTCGCCTGTTTCTTCCTGACGTTTCACATAACCTTCTTTTTGAAAGGTATGACGATCCGGACTTTTGGAAATCTTATCGTCGTCCTTGATATCCGAGTTTTCTGAAGACATTTCTTACTCCTATTGCTTGACGTTTGGCGTCCTCTAATGCATTGTGTTTTGAATCTGTGGGCATGTCTGCATCTGCAAGATCAAACAGTGTTCGTGTATCTCGCATTTCCCAGAAGTTCCAGGGATACGTACGGCCCAGTTTGTCGTAGATACTTTGTAAAATCATCAAGTCAAATGTAGCACCATGGCTCCAAAACTGCTGACAGCCCCAGGCCAATGCGTGAAACTGATTAATAACTTCGTGGATAGGAACACGATTGCGTGGATCAAATGCTTCTTCCATAATACTAGTATCTTGCTGATTCCACCATTTGAGTGTGTCGTCACTGACAGTGCATCCTAGTTTATCTTGACTGTCAATATCAACCCGTAGATAAAGTTCCTTCATAGGAGTATTACCAAACGGATCGAACCTTACTGCACCCAATGTTAAGATTGTTGCCGAAGTTTTTGTATCTAGTGTTTCCAAGTCCACCATTAGGTGTTGTGCCATAAATTCTTTCTTTAGTAATGAATACAAACATTTTAACTTCTTTGCAGATAAAAGTCAATGATATTTGGTTTATAAATATTGGTATGGCCGTTGTTGACATTTTCCACCAAAATACTTTTATTCAGATCGATGTTGACAATGTATCAACGACGTCTTTATCTGAACCGTTCACGACTATTAAAAGTTTATTTTGCTTTGAGTCAAATGATGTGGTAGTTGTTATTAGAGCAGGAGCAGTATCTAATGAAAAAATCTATTATAGAGTACTAAACAACATCAATCAAATAGTAGAGAAAACGCATCTACACTTTTTTATAGAAGACCTATTTACAACAGAAACAGATCCTCCCGAATTAAATTTTATAAAAAAGATTTCAAAATATTTTAATCTAAAACATACAGTATATCATTGTGAAAAAAATAGTTTCACTCAGTACTTTGATTGGTATGTTGCAGATAGTGTTCTTTCATTAACTACACTTCCTAATATACATCCTTATTTTTCTAAAAAGATCTGTTGTTTTAACAGACGGTATACGGATTATAGATATCTAGCCAGTGCGTTTCTATCAAATTATGTTAATGATGTTTCTTTAACACAACATTATAGTTTACCTACAATTGAAAATAGTTTAATCCAAACAGATAAGTTAGACCATAAATTAAATATTAAAACAGGGCTTGCAGTATTATACGGACAAGGACGTATAAACAATTATCAAACACCAGTGGATGTTGACTATACTAGTAAACTAGCCAGCGACAAATTAATTGCAATTACGCAGAATTGTTTTTGTAGTCTAGTAACAGAAAGTAAATTTCACTCTGCAATGCCAAACTTCAGTGAGAAAACACTAAGGGCAATCATCAGCGGCAGACCATTTATATTGTTAGCACCCCACGGAACTTTGCAACTCTTAAAGGACTTGGGATTTAAAACATTTAATAAATTCTGGGACGAAAGTTACGACCTTGAATCAGATTCTACTAAACGATTTGAAAAGGCGATGTTTGTTGTCAAAGAAATATTAGAAAAAGAACACTTAGATATAGAACCCATGATGCCAATTCTTCAACACAATCAACAACATTTAGGCTCTATACCTAAGCAAATGTACCGACTTCTAAATCAACGGCCTTGACCTTGATATTTCTTATGAGTAGATTTTTGTGTCCTGGACATAGAACTAGTTTTTGGTTTGCTGCCACCTTGACTAGTACGCTTAACTACCCGACGATGTGAATTTCCACTTGTACCTTTTGCCATTTTATTTTCCTTTTAATTTAATAATTTCGTCGGCGGCTTCTTCCAATAAATCAGCAATACGATCTGCACGACCTTCTTGCACTGACTTACGGTCTTGAATCTGCCTTCGAATCTCTGCTCGCTTGCGTAGACGATACACAAGACTCTGTTCACTTACTGGTAAGTGTGATTCATCTTCCATTACCAACCTCCGTATGCATGTATTCTTAGGTAATCTAATACCTTTGCCAATTCTACATCATTAGGACATGCCATATCAAACCCTTTGTTTTTAGTGGACCACCATTGCTCCACTAACTCTGGCTTGCCAATCATAGCCGTTAACAATGTATTGCATTCTTCTTTGACTGTGTCTGTGATCATTATTCCACCTCGAAAAATAATTGTTCTCCTAGAGCACGAATTCGATTAACTTTTCGTCCTTCGATATTCGTGCCTAGTCCAATATACGGACCGCCGCTGGGATCAACGAACCCTAGATCAGTGAGATCCATTTGTTCTTGACCTTCACGGCCGCCGTAACGCCAGTATTTAAGATCGCCCACAATGGTGTAGGTATTTTCATCTACCTTTTCAAACGTGTATTCATTACCGTAACGATTTTTCATTTTCTTTTCCCAATTATGCTAATTGTTCCCTTACCCATGCAAGACGTTCTTGTTCGTTCATCGCTGTGTATTGTACTATATTAGCACGTATTTTGTCAACTAGCGGATAGTATTCTTCATCCAAATTCTGCTTGATATCCTTGTTTAAGTCCACTAACTTATCTGTACGTGGATTGCGAGCAACCCACTTTGAAGTTAAGTAATATGGCGACTTGATCTTGGCGCTCACACCGTCTTCAGTATAAAATACAAACCCTTCGTGACGAACATTCTTAGTTTGTTCAATTAAGTTGCCTACTGTGGTCTTATAATGTTCTGGCACATGGCAGTTGAAACCAATTGCCATTCCTTCTAGAATAGAACGGTGATGTCCTACTTTAGAACCCCAAACATTGTCACGATATCCTAGAACATACATACCAGCCTTTTCAGGAATGATATGTGGGTCGCTCGGATGTACGCACTCAAACATCACAGTCAGATTGTCCATGTCGGATCGATTAAATGCCAATTGCCAGTCGGCCCAAGACATATGAGTTAGCATCATTTCTTTTGCCATAGCAACATAAGGGCTGTCAGTGCTACCAGTAGTAGAAACTAGAACATCGCCCTTGTACCAAGTACAAGCAACCATAAAGCCGTTAACCTTGCGGAAAGCAGTAACTTCAGTATCGTTAGATAGCACTGGTGCTTCCTTTTCAATGCCGTAGTTATAGATCTTTGTAAATGGATACGCAACTAGATTGAAGTCGGCATCTACGATTGACCCGCGGCATTCGGCAATGTAGTCGTTCCACAGGTTATCGTAGAATACCTTCTTCTTGTACTTGAGTACATAGATACCTTCACCGGCTGACTTCATGTTAACTAAATTACCAGTTTCTACGTACTGCTTCAATTCATCTTTGAACATTTTAAACTCCAACATTCTTACGGGCTATTGCCATTAATGTAGCATCGCCCCTGGTCATTACTTCTAACAATAATCTCTTTTCTTCTAAATAAGTCTTGGCAAACGCTACATCGTGTGCCATGATACTACGAGTGTTAGAGATTAAGTCTGCTAACTTTACTGTATGTGCTTCTGCAGGAGCAGCCGCAGAGTGTGCTCGATCTAATGCCTTGCGATGTGCTCTGTTGCCGTGTTCCGGACGACTAACATCAGTTAACCATCCAACTAACTCTGCAACTTCTACACCAAACTCGGCACGGATTGTTTCGATAGTTACACCAGTGTCTTCAACAACATCGTGTAACCAAGCCGCTGCCAACATAACATCAGTATGCGGAACACTCTTAACGATACTAACAACTTCAGCAGGATGAACGATGTAGGGTTCGAAGGTGTACTTACGAACTTGTCCTACAGCCGCATGTGCCGCAGTTGCAAAAACTCGAGCCCTATCTACCATCGTCATAACTTACTCCTTTAAAAAACTAACACTTTCTGAATAGTAACCATTTGACTGGCCTAACCAACGCAAGTCCACATAACCCTTGCGAGTTGCAAACTTGTAGAAAGTCCATGTGTAAGATTCGTATGCTTCAAAGTCTGCTGGGCTTTCACCTTCAACTTCTTCAGCAATCAAAATCTCTGAGCCCACTAGGTCCTGCAAGTCGCCTACCACATCTTCAAGCACTACGCTTTCGCAACAGTCTTGTTCGTGGTACATGCGATATGTTTCACCGTCAGTGGTCTTGAAAACCAACTCATTGCCTTCATCGGTCAACGACACTAGAGTCTTACCCTTTAGTACGTCGACGTTACAATATCTTTCCCAATAACCCATGTTATACTCCTTAGTGGTGTCCTTTTATCTCTCCGTGCATTGCATCAGCAATCGCACGTTCCATTGTGATAGCAATCATACCAGTTGCATCAATACCCATGTCACGGCAACGGAACTTTTCCATTCCGCTGACGCCACCGTGTAAGTGACCGTGTAAATGAACTGCACCTCTGTGCATTTGATCCCATTCTGCGATTGGATAGTGAAACATCACAACCCTAGTCTTTTCGTAGGTAATGCACAAGTATGGATGTACTTCTGCAAAACAACTACGAAACACAGGATCGTTCAACAACTTCCTATCGTGATTACCTTCAATTAAAATCTTTACGCCATTTAAACGTCTCATGATGCTAACAGCCTTTGCCGCTGGCAAAAATGCAACGTCACCTAAAATATAAACTGTATCTTCAGGAGCAATGGTCTCATTCCATTCCAACACCATTTGCTCATTCATATAGTCTACATCGTTTTTAAATCTTGCACGACTTTGTGGACAGAACTTCATTATGTTCGCATGTCCAAAGTGCAAGTCGCTTGTCACCCATGTTGTCATTTTATTTCCTTATTCTTCTATCGCTTTTCTAAAAATTATCTCTTGTCTTGCAAATGCATCCTGCTCCCAGGGCAAGTCCAAATATTTTGTCTTTTTACCGTAGCGTTTGCCGCACCAGTAATTATGTCCGTTTTTGGATTTCAAAAATCCTTTTGCCATTTGTCGCACATGAACCATTTCGTGTGCAAGTGTTAGTCCTAGTTCTTTGAGTTTTAATCTTGGATTAATTACAACAACATAACTATCCAAAATATCTACAGGAATGGTCATCCCCATTCCTTCGCACTCACTGGCGATTCGAATAACCACTGCCTTGCGGCTTGCTGTTAATCCTAATTGGCCGATAATACTAGGTAGTATTGCTTCGACAAATTTACGCTTTTTGATGCTACGTGCTTCAACCAAGAATTCCATAGGATGCTTTCTAACTTCTATGTATGTATTATAACACCAAAACAAAGCCCTGTCAATAAACATCAACAGGGCCCAAAGTTGTTGTATTTTTACAACAGGTTAACTAGCGAACCAAATTTCCTTAAAACCCTCATCCTCTGTGGGCACGTCGAAGTTTTCAATCATACTACGCATAACATGTTCTGGAATGTTTTTACCAGGACGACTTGCTAGACGCCGTGCCAATTCTTCCTTTTCAGGAGTCTTAAACACTACAGCAATATGTTCGTAGTTTGGTAGCATATTGAACTTACGCTTACGACTTTTAATCGAAACACTAGTTTGATCCCAAATTACATCCTTGCCTTGTTCTCGAGCAACAATTACATCTTGGCACATCAAGTTCACTGCCTCTGGCATAAATTCGTCAAAGACATCGTTGTAAGTTTTACCCAAAGACTTGGCATGCATTTCTACATACTTGTCTGTGGACACGTACACACACTCGTTGACCCAATCCTGGGCATCTATCCATGTACTCTTGCCAGCGGCAGGAACTCCAATAAGTTGATAGCATTTAGGCATTACCAATTCTCCACTCCAGAAATTTCAGTTCTAAACTCACCATCGAGTCCGTTAATTTTAGTATGCACAATCAAGGCAGTAACACTACCGATACCGCTGTGACTGTCCTGCACTAACTCAAAAGATTTTGCTTCTGGAAACTTGTCCATTGTCTCTAGAATCTTAACAACTTCTTCTTTACACAAATACATATTAATCTCCAATAGGTCTCATAGTACGCCAATCATCGATGTTAGGCTTTTCGTCAGCATCATATGTCCAACCCAAAGCCTTCATCATGCGATGCTTGACCAGCAAGTTAGGACTGCGGAATCTGCCAGTATCCTGAAAGCCCATCATCACACCAACTTCGCAGACTGCGCCACTGCGGCAGATACCTGCATAGCAATGCACTACAACATTCATACGATTTTCTTTTGCATGTTCCAGTAGACGAACAAGTTCGTTGGCTTGTTCTTGGCTACACTTCATTGCCTCTTCCAGAACTTCATCCTTTTCTTCCACATCTAAGAATTCAAAGTTATGAATTTCTTTGAACTTGTGTGCAGGCGTAGGACGCCACGAGGCTGGATCAACTATGCTAATCAGCATACTGTTCTCTCCTGCTTCGTGGTGAAATCTTTTTGGGATGTCATCTGCGGCTACATTTTCAATCCAAGGCATTATCGTCTCCGTGTTGCACCTATGCGAGATGCTTTGTTCCAATCGTAAACAGTACCGTCCGGACAACGTCCGTTCCTGATGCTGTCTACACCAAATTTTCCTACGACTTCAAAATCTCCATTTGATATAGTAACAACTATACCCAAGGTTTTACTAAAAGTCATTGCAGTGTCAAGTGTTGGAAAATCTAACGATTTTTCTATACCACTTTGACCTTTCCATTTTACATTAAATCTCATCTAAATCTTTTTTCCTATTTTGTTTATTATAGCGTTGTCGCACCGAATTGTCAATTCAATGTTGTAAAAATACAACATGGCCTCGCCAACAGGAATCGAACCTGTATCTAGACGTTAGGAGTGTCCTATTCTATCCATTGAACTACAGCGAGGGAGTATTTGGTGTGACCGGGAGGATTCGAACCTCCAAAGACGGCGCTATAGCCTAGTCCCTTCCCCAATGCTAAGGTGCCTTAGCCGGGAGCGTTGCCAATTTGCTTACGGTCACATAATTTATATTATATAACCGTTAGATGTGTTTGTCAAGTATTTCTTGCGGAACCAAAGGATGGTACTCGTAATTGACTGTACTGTCGTTTTCCCTAAAAATCTCAGCACCATTCTTTAAATGAAAACGGCGTGCCATTTCTGTTTTTGGACTAAGGGTGACGAATCGTTCTATACTAGGAAACTGTTCTTGAATTTCCAAAACCGTTCGCCTTAACAACTCTGCGCCTGCTCCTGGTGCATAACTCCAAATAGTATAGAAAATTGCCGCAGTGGGTGCGGATACTGCTGACATTAACTCATCTACAGACGTTGGTATAACGTCTTGTAAACTTACACATACCATTGCCTTTGGTGTGTTGTTTTCGTCATCAACAATACTGCTAACAAATCTATTGCCGCTTACACGGAATTCAACAGGAATATCCGGTCGAACTGGGTCGTCCTTGATAAATTCTAGTAATGGGCTGGTCAAGTCTGTGATAAATGTTAGCATATTACTATTTATGAAAATGCCCACAAAAGTGGGCATTTAATGAATTACCTTTTAAATCGGATTAACGATTCATCACGTACATTGTGATTTCAAAACCAAAGCGCATATCTGTTGCTGATGGTGTAGTCCACATAGTAGTTCTCCTTTGTTAACAAAATTAAGTACCGTTGTTGCATTAGTACTTATAGACATATTAACAGGAAAACCACCTAAAGTACATAGTGAAAATCATTAAAGTACTATCGTAAAATTAACTATTCAAAACCTTAGCAACACTATTCATAACACTGGCAATACGGCCGATGTCACGAAGTTGCTCTACCGTGTAGCCTTCTGTCTTCAATGTGTCATAGTGTGCTTTAACACAAAAATGACACTTGCCAACAATACTAGCGGCAAGGCTGAACGCTTCAAAATTTGCCTTTGTAGTTCCGCCGTGATTTGCAATAGCATTCATGCGTAACTGTGCTGGCAATCCTTTTAGTGCTGGATCTTCTGCCATCTCAACATATGGATACCACACATTGTTCTGTGCCATAATACTTGCGGCAGTCATTGCTGACTCTGCATGTACTGGAGCATCTGCCAGCATAACACCTAATAACTTACCGTTACCGGTTGCAGCCAGTGCGGCCACAGCACAACCTATTGCTACATCGACATCTAATGTACTACGAAGCAATACAGCATCGAGATTTAACTTGGCGTCTTTCGCATAGTCTGGCAAAGCACCTTTTACTGATTCAATAAAACTCATCGTGTCTGTTCTCCTAAAATCTTATAACCTTTTCCTGTGGGATGAACTCCGTCAGAACTCATATGATTCTTAGGGCGTGGAATAACTGTGTCACCGTATTCTTTGGCAATGCGAACAATAGCATCATGTGGAACAGGCTTACGATCTTGTCCAGGGTCGATCCAAAATACACGATCACCTTTAACGGCTTCACGCATCTTGCGAAGTTCTGCTTCAGTCTTTACACCTTTGTGGTCATTGGCACCTAGGCTGATAATAACTGTTTTGGCAGATTGACTAGATGCTTTTGCCAAATAGTCTTTATTCCACTGCCAACTATTCCAACCACCTTTACTATAACTTACACATTCTGGGCGAGCCATTGCTGTACCTACGGCAATACTATCGCCAATAATCATACAATCTATCATTTTCTTCCCCAAGTAATATGTGCCCAAAGTCTATCGTACAAATAATACGATGTCATCCAGACACAGTTAATAACGATTGTAGGAACAAGGGCATCTGTCATACTTTGTCCTGTTACCAGCAACATCACATAAGTTGAGCATATAACCCAAATCCTATATATAACAGTTTTGACTAATGTCCTTGTCCTAGTTTCCATTAAAGTGTTTCGCCGCCAACGGTACGGTTACATGCACATAGTTCGCCAGTTTGCAATGCGTCTAATACACGCAATGTTTCTTCTGGGCTACGACCAACGTTCAAGTTGTTGACAGTAACGTGCTGGATAACATTGTCTGGATCAACGATGAATGTGGCACGAAGCGCAGCACCTGCTGGAGCATAAAACACTCCCAACTGTTCGATCAGGCTTAGATTTTCCATTGTAGATTCATTCCAACGCTGTGTATCTGCGAACTGAGTGTGTGTGATCTTTTGTAGATCTGGATGTGCTTTTTGCCAGCTAACTTTGCAGAACTCGTTGTCTGTGCTACCAGTCAGCAATACTGCATCACGATCAATAAAGTCGCCTGCCAACTTGTCATAGGCTACAATCTCTGTAGGGCAAACGAATGTAAAGTCCTTTGGGTAGTAAACGATTACTTTCCATTTGCCTTCAAATGACTTTTCTGTAATGTCAAAGAACGCATCTTCTGGTTGTCCTGGGCGGACACCTGTAACCGTGAATGGGGTTAATTTAT